GCCAGGTAATGAATTCCGATGGCTCCTCGCCCTCGAGCAGCTTGCGTTGCTGATTTGCCGCGGCAATCCTATAGTCTTGAAGGTCGTAGTACGAGTCCACGAAGTAGCGGGCTTCGCGCACACCCATCAGTTTGGCGGCTGCGCGAAGGTCCCGCGATAACTTCTGAACAGCTTCGATGTTGGCACTCACGAGATAAGCCTACTTCAGAACGAATCGCTCGCGGTTTTCGGTGCTCTCCGGGGCTATGGCTCGCTCAGTTAGCGCGGTGCTCTCCGCAGGTACGGCTCGCTCTGTGCTGTCGATGCCCTCAGTTCCAGCGGCTCGCTCTCTACGTTCGGTGCTCTCAGTGAGTGCGGCTCGCTTCCTTGCTCCGGCGCTCTCTGCAGACACGGCTCGCTTCCGCTCTTTGGTTCTCTCCGCGATTATGGCTCGCTCGGACAATCCGGTGCTCTCCTTAAGGTCGGCTCACTCCGCATGCACGGTACTCTCCGAGACGGCGGTTCGCTCACTGGGTACGATACTATCCTGCGTGACGGCTCTTCGCTTTAGCGCGGCGCTCAACTATTCCGGTGCGCTCTCCTGACTTGGCTCGCTTTGCAGCCTCGGTGCTCTCGTGTAGCCCGGCTCGCTCTCCTTATCCGGTGCTCTCCAAGGCCATGGCTCGCTCTTACTGATCGGTGCTCTCTACTTTCACGGCTCGCTCGGCTACATCAGTGCTCTCGGTGCTTGTGGCTCGCTCCCGTGCTCTGGTGCTCTCGACTATTTCGGCTTCTTTTGCTTTGCGCCCGTAGCATAACAGTCACTGAGATCTACTGGACCGCGCTTACGCATCGGCCACAACAGAATCTCCGGCCACCAACGCCATATCGCTATGGCATACGCTGACAGCGCTGTCACTCCGTTGTCACCTTGGGCTGTGCGCCATCCGGCAGAAAGCTGAGCACCACTTCGCTTAGTCCCTGTAATGGAGTAAAGGTCAACATGCAAATCCCGTTAGTGTCCATAGTACGCACAAGCATTTCTGTCCAGATGGAAAGTGGCGGTTCCTCATCTGCCCAGCCAACCTCGATCGAACTTCCGTAGTAGCTGGCCGCACCTTCCTCGTAGCTTTTTAGCTGAACACTCGAGACATCACCGGAAACATGCCGCACGTAAATCGTGTCCACCGCTTCTGCAACGCCGGCCTTGTTAGTTGTATAGACAATATCGTCGGCGGGAATCATGCCGGTTCCACGCTTACTGGGCGACCCCAGGAACTTCTCCTGAAGGACCCCCTTCAGCGTTTTCGACGTGTCCGAACAAGCCCAGGCTTTAATGTGCTTATCAAACCGCTTGCCGGTCCACCACGCTGGATACTTGCCCGTGAGGTGCAGCGTCGTTTCATAAGCGCCGGCTTCAGTTTTTCCCGTTCTGTTGCCGGCAAGGAACAGACGTTCTTTGTGGGCTGTGCCATCGCACTCAGGAGGGCAGCAGCCCGGGATCGGCTCGTGCGTTCCGCCGGCCGCGAAGAACTGCATGTGCTTCGGATAGAGTTCTCTTCGATATGGGCCCTCGGACGGAAAAAAGTACTCAAGTTTCTTTCTCTGGCGTCTCGCTCGGGCCTGGTAGGCTGCTTCCAGTAGTTCCTCCGGGCTCTTGAATTCGGGCAGCCTCGAGAGTAGCGATGACATAGTTCAGGTCCTGCTCCGGTATCTTGTCCAGGTCGATGCGAACGTTAGTTTGCACGTTAGCTGTGACGTTAACGTTGCTGTTCAGGGTATCCCGGTAAACCTCTGGTTTCTTTCCCTTTAGCGCGAATATAAGCAACGTGTCGCTTTTACGCTTGATGGTTAGAGGCTTATCGGTCTTACGGCCGGCCTTGTCTTTCTGGTAGCAGAGCTCGCCCTGGTAGATAACCGGTTCGTCAGTGCCCTGGTAGACGCGGTTGAAGAGCTCGGCCTCGAGGTGGGCGATCGCACGTTTCTCGGCATCTGCGAAAGCCGCGGCGTAATCCGGGTCTTTCATCCAATCGTAGTGATTGGTGTCCCGCATATCGATGGCACGCGAGGCGCCCATAATCGTGCCACACACGACATAGGCTTCGAGGAACATTTGCTGCTGTGCTTTTTTAGTTCCCTCCGCCATGCTACGTCTTTTCAACGGCATACATGCGATCACTGAGTACTTGAACGAAATAATCGCGGTACTTTTCCGGGATGCGGTCGAGGTGCCAGCAGCCCTTGGGATTGAAGTAGCTTTCGTTCTTGTGGGGGGCGCCGATACCGCGCTTGTGGTGAGAGCCCTCCAAACTGAGCGCCGGGTCGGGTCCGCGGTAGCGAAGTGACCGAAGGCAATCGCCCTTAATACAGGGATCCACGTTCTTGGTGGCTAGAAGGCTTTCCACGCGATCGCGGGGTGCGCGACAGAGGAGAGAGCCGGCGTGGTCGTAGACAGGCGTCTGGTGCAGAATGCGCAGCGTCTGGGCGTGCATGGATAGAGGAGGAGGGTGGGGAGCCGGTTTTAGCCGAGCGGCAACGGGACCGGAACGTGGGTTGCTATGGTACTGCTTTCAAGGATTGTCTACCAGAATCAGTGGGATGCGCAAGTCCGCATTTTTACGGTAGGGTGACCTCCCGGTTTTTTACGGCTTCGGACAGTTCATCGATGGCTTTCGCGATGCCCCACATGGCGCGGGAGATGGCGAATAGGCCATCGACGACGTTGGCGGGTTCGAAGTTTTGGTCGGCTTCGTTAGGGGAGATGAGGCACTCGCGCAGTCCCCGGTAGGTTAGTTCTTCTTTGGTCATTGTGTTCCTTTCGTTACAGAGATAATCCGCATAATCCGCTTAATCCGCAGGGGCAACCCTTTACAGGAGTACTTATTCCGCATAATCCGCTTAATCCGCACCCGGGTCCCTTTACATATGTTGGTTGCGTTACAGGTGCTCGGTAGGGTGGGTCTTGAGTTGATAATCTTCCTAGATACATAGAGAGAACAAAAGGCGAAAGAGGGCTTGTGCACGCGCGTATAAAAAACCCGCTCACCACAAGAATGAAACGTTAAGTAGCTTACAGCGGAAACAGGGGCTGTTTGCGGATTAAGCGGAAAAAGCGGATTAAGCCCCAGCCTTACCTGTAACAACTTGAAAAGAAAGCTACTTTCAGGAACGAGCTTAATCTGCGGAGTATGCTGATTAAGCGGATTAAGCCCCCTCATAACGACCAGTACCGGACAGCGCGGCGGCCCGAGGTGTCCTCGGTTTGAAAGCGGATCATCCCTTTCTCTACTAACGTGGCAATGGCCCGGTCGAGCTCTGTGGGCGACTTATGACCTCCGAACAAGGTGTTGATATTGCCACGGGTCATGCCGGTAACACCTTCAAGGCGCAAGGCTTTCATGATGGTGTCGGCCACTGGGTCACCGAGGGTTTCAGCGAACAGGTAGCGGGCAGACTGTTCCGCACGTTTCCAGACGGCGAGTCCGGCCCGGAGATGTTCTCCGCGAAGGACAGAGGAACAATCCAATAGCGCGTAGATCAGGGAGAGTCGCAATACGTGGGGATCCCCACGGCTGGTTACGGCGCCAAGCAACCCGGGTTTGCCTTCGCTGAGTTCGGGATATACGTGTTCCCATAGGTCGGAAGCTTCCGAATCGAAACGGGTTGGCTCGGAGGTGCCACTACGGCAGAAGCGCATGGAGTCTTTCAGATTGCGTAAGATATCGCCGGCTTCAACAGAGCCCCCGCCGAAGGGCAACACCTTAGATCGCTTCACGCACATGAACAGCATCCGGTTTACGAAACCGTTGGCCATATCGGTGTCAGTGAGTTTTCGCAGCAGTTCTTCGCGAGTAATGTGGCCGATGAGCGAAATATGGGCGCCGTGGGCTTTTACCTTCTTCTGCCGGGTACGAGTGGCGACGGTTCCGGTATCCCATGCGTCGCGTACGATGGCGCTTAATGTAGATCCCTCGCGGTTAACCACGGTTAACAGGCGAGCGAATTCAGGTTCAATTACCAGAACTCGTTTATCTTCTTCGTTTACTTCGTCAAAGAGGGCTTCTCCGCTGCCGATTCCAGAGATCAGACGGTTATCGGTCCAGTGATCATCAATGGCATGAAGGAAGGCCCGGATACGTCCCCAGGACGTACCTTTTCTGGCTCTCGCTGTCGAACCGACGAGCACGGTGTATTCATTTGTGTAGTGGTGGTCGGCTTCGACCAGGACGTAAGGCCCGCGGCCGATCAGGGATCCGAAGCCGACCAGGAACTGAATCGCTAAAGCAGCGGGATCGGCTTCGGTGTGGGGTTCGATAGCTCGGACCAGAGCTCCCGTAACGCCGTACATCGCGTCTTCACCGAGGTCCTCGGGCCATTGCGCGAGAGAGGGTGTAGGCTCTTCCTGAGCGGGAAAGCCATCAGGATCACTTCCATTGGTTTTCTTAGGTTTCTCGTCCAGGGGCCATCGGGTATCGTTTGGGTCTATTTTGCCCATTTTTGCTGTTCTTTCTCGATGGTGTACGCGATGAGGTCCTGGATGTGTTTGAGGTCATATTTGTTTTGGCACTGCTCCTGGTTAATGGCGAGTAGCGTGGCTTCGATGATAACGGGGTCGATGCCATAGAACACCAGGGATCCGGCGATGCTTTTCAGAGTCGGGTGCCGCTTTTTTTCCGCGATCTGTTGAGAGTAGGCCTCGGTTCCGGTA